TTGACACGTGCTTCAAGTGCATCTTCAATTTTAATTTAATGGCTTATATGGAAACAAAGTGAGTAAGTTTGTATTATAAATAGATAAATTTGGGTCGTAATTATTTGCACCAACACCTCGTCCATAATAGTTACCACCTTTTCTAATACGTCGACTTGATTTGTGTGATTTACTTTTTGAGCGTTTCTTGTTTGTTTTACGGCGTTTTTTCCCACCCATAGAACTACTAGATACGCTTGTATTCTGAGAAGCGATATTGCTTGTATTTAAATCGGAATCGTGTAATGAAGCCATAAATGAAGAGTCATTGAATGATGAGTTATCTAAATTTAACCCAGAAATACTTTCTTGGGACGTATTGTTTGAATCTGGATAGTCATACATAAAATCATCATTATGTTCATCTTCATTATCATTTGATATTTGTGAAATATCATTTTCGTTTATATTATCATTATAAGCTTGATGTACACTCTCCATAATTTCTGCAGGTGTAAATAAAGAACCTGTTTCTGGGTTAATTTGTTGCAATGATTGCCTTATTAAATTAATATTAGGTGAGACTGTAGATAGGAATTCGATATCTTCATTTGTAAATCCTAATGATAATAATTCATTCACATCAGAAGTATTAAATTCACCACCAATCATCTTTTTTTTATAGGTTTTACGTCTGTTTCTTTTATGTTTTCTACGACTATTTTTTACCATAATATATTAGTATTAGATTAATATATTATGTTATTTTGGCTATACTGATTAAAACCCACCTGGGAATTTAACCAAGTTAGCACCAATACCAAATCCAGCACCGGAGCGTGCAGTTACACCCATACTTGGTACATATGTATCAAGAATACTAAAAGTAGCAGCGGCAGTTAGAGCAATCAAAACAATCTCCTCAATATTTAAGGAACGTTTAGGAATGGCATAAGCAGCAATAGCTACCATTAAACCTTCAACCAGGTACTTAATGATTCTCTTGACAAGTTCAGCAACGTTAATCAAACCGTTCATTATATTAAATAAAAAGAAAAAAATATATATAATAAGATAAAAAACTTAAAATTAAATAAATTAATTAATTAAATGGATAGTTCTAAAGAAAAGCATACCAAAAAAAATAGTTTTGAAAGTAAACAAATTAATGGTAAAAATAATCCTAAATATGTTGACTTACTTGAAGAAGATAAACCTATTGCAGGACAAAAGTTTGTATGTGTATCTTTTGTATCCCCAGAAAAAATTATTAAACAGAAAAATATATTCTTGTTTGAAGAGTTCCTAAAGAAATGGGAATGGAATAAATCAATGGAAAAATTTGTACAATTTCTGAATTTTATTTCATATAAATATAACCTTACTTTTGATGATTTATCGAATGATTTTAAAGAGTTTGTTAAAGAGGAAAAAGAAGCTTTAGTGAAAACAAATATGGAAGATGAATATAAAACTTTTCTTGATAATAATGAAGAAGAATTAGATAAGGATTTTAGTAGGATTTATAATTTTCAAACTTATACACGTGGGATAAAAATTCGTGGTTCATATCCAACAATGGAAGAAGCAGAATTAAGATGTAAAATGTTAAGAGAAATAGATCCAAATCACGATATTATGGTAGGACCAGTTGGTCTTTGGATGCCGTGGGACCCAGAGGCATATAAAACTGGACGTGTGGAATATATGGAAGAAGAATTGAATCAATTAATGTTTGAGAAACATAAAAATGAAAATAATGCTAAAAATGCATTCGACCAGCGAGTAAAAGAATCAAAACAAAAAGCTATTGAGGAAAATATAAAGAATGCAGAAAAATCTGGAAACACATTAACACAGTCTATTGATGAAGAAGGTAATTTAATTGGTGTCAATAATATTAATACACAGGAAAAAACTTTAAAAGATCAAGATAATATTTCTAGTGCAGATATATGTACTGAATTATTTGAAGGAGATAATATTGTTGTAGGAAAGTCCGACTATGGACAAAGTGAATTAATAAGCGGACCTTTTGCAAATAAAAATAAAAAATAAAATGTCCAATAACAACTAACAATAATAAAAATTAATAATATAAAAAATATTTTATATTATTAACAATAATGACGCATAATATTGATAAAATTATTTATATTAATTTGAATAAACGTGAAGATAGAAAAATATCAATAGAAAATGAATTAGATAATTACGGATTTAAAAATTATGAACGTTTTGAAGCTATAGAAACACTAGGAATGGGTTTTATCGGATGTGCTAATTCTCATTTATCCGTTTTAAAAATTGCAAAAGAGAGAAATTACAAAAATATTTTAATATTAGAAGATGATTTTGTTTTTTCAGTAAATAAAACCAAATTAGATATTTTACTAGATGATTTTTTCAAAATAAATATACCATATGATGTATGTATGTTATCTTATAATATGATACAAAATAAACCAACTGAATATAGTATAATAAATCAAGTGATTGAAGCCCAAGCTGCATCTGGTTATCTTGTAAATAATCATTATTATGACACTTTAATAAATTTGTACGAAGAATCTTTTCCATTGTTACAAATAACAAAACAACATTGGATATATGCAAATGACCAAATATGGAAACAATTACAAAAAAAAGATAATTGGTATTATTTTGTAGAGAGAATAGGTAAACAAATGGCAGGATATAGTGATAATGGTGAACAATATACTGACAACAATTGGTGATTTACCATTTATTTGTTTTTTTAACACTAATTTTAGGTCCAGCGCCTCGTTTTTTAACTGAATTTGGGTCATATTTTTCCTCTTCATCGTCATCATTCATACCTTTTGATAATTCCCAAAATTCTTTAGAACCTAGTCTAAATTCGTTATGATTATCAGCTTTATACCAAAACACTTGGTCGTGCAATTTATTTGATTTTGAATTATTATTAATTACAAGACATTCAAAATTTTCCGTACATTGGTCCATTACTTGACAAAAAGATTCAAATGTTGGAAACATTCCAGCATAATTTTCATATATTCTTCTTCTATTTGCTATATAGTTCTCTCTAAGTATAAAAACATAATCTATATTTGTACGTAAAGTTGGTGGTATACCTAGAGGATATTGCATTGTTATAATCAACATTACCTTCCAATGACGGCCATTCATAAAAAGTAACCGCATCATCTTATCACGCGCCCAAGTATTATCATATAAACAATCATCCAAAATTACAAATGCACGGGGATCTATGGTACTGCGTTTATATGTTTCCATTTCTTTTTTTATTTGTTTTAAAACAGTACGTTGACGTTTTAATATATTTTCAATAATTGCGGTATTATATTCATTATGAACAAATAATTTTGGGACCATTTTTCCATAAAATCCATTCCCTTCCTCTGTACCTGCTATTACAGTACCAATTGGAATATCTTGTTGATAATATAACAAATCCCTCACTAAAAAAGATTTACCTGTATCACGCTTTCCTATTAATACTACTACAGGACCCTTATTTTCATTTGGTTTGAAGCTTATACTCTTCATATCAAACTTTTTTAATTCTAAAGTCATTATTATTTAATATAGAAATAAAAATATATTATGTTGAACGAGAGAAATGTAAAATTATTAATTAATAATTATAAGTTAAAAACACATATAATTTATATATTAATTAGCTAATGATAAATGTTCATTATCAAAAAAGGAAAAACTCCGAACTTTTTGAAAGTTTAGAAAAGAGAGAGAATTTATTTCTCTCAAATATACAAAATTATATTCCCATTTATCAAAGATTTTTTACATTAAATGAAACTAATTACAATGGAATAAATTTAAATAATAAATTGTACATTTCTAATTTGTATGATGCAACTGAAGATAGAGAAGAAAATGAAAACTTATATTATTGTACTATTAAAAATATTAATAATAATAAATCGAAAGAAAAACCTGTTTTTTTTAAAATGGCACCATTATTGGATCCATATAAATTCTTAATAGGAAAATATAATATTAATGACCCAAATATATTCAAATTACCTGATATATATTCAAATGAAAATAATACTAATCCTAAATTTATTGATGTTAACAACAGTGCATATGTTGACGGATTATTTCTATTTTTAACAAGTCAATTAATACACCATAATAACTTTATTAATGGAGTAGATTATTATGGATCATTTTTAGCAATTAAAAATGATTATAAAATAAATATATTTGATGACATTGATTATTTAACTAATTCAGAGTTTTTTAATAAAAATAAAAATGTATTATTTACTGTAGACGACTATCAATATTTATTTCAAGAAGAAAACCAAAAATTAAAACCTATTATAATTCAACACGACTCTAGTATGAGGTCAAAAATGTCTGTTGATTCAATAAATAATGATATATTTGATGATATATTTGATGATATTATTATTGAAAATTCTAATGTACACAACTTATCTGAATTACCAGAATTAATGGATATAAATAATATGAATGAATTAACTGAAGTATCAGAAATCCATAATGGTAGGGATGAAAATGAAAATAAAGTTACATTAAAATCTAATTCCACTTGTTCTTCTAGGTCGTCACATACCTCTGACGGAGAATTGGATGGAAACTGTAACTTTTGTGATGAAGAAATAAAGGAAGAGGAAGACGACGAGGAAGAAGAGGAAGACGACGACGACGTAAATTATGAAAAAAGTTCGGACGATGAATCTTCTTATGAAGAGGAAAGAGTAAATGCAATAATACCAAAATTTCCAGTTCAAGTTATATGTATGGAATATTGTGAAAATACCTTTGATGATTTAATATTAAAAAATGACTTAAGACCAGAAGAATGGTACTCTGCTTTTATGCAAATTATTATGATTCTTATTACTTATCAAAAATCATTTGCTTTTACACACAATGACCTTCATACTAATAATGTAATGTATAATCATACCGATAAAAAATTTATATATTATTGTTATAAGAAAAAATATTATAAAGTACCAACATATGGACGCATTTTTAAGATAATAGACTTTGGTAGAAGCATTTATAAATTTAATGGTATATTATTTTGCAGCGACAGTTTTCAAAATGGTGGAGATGCTTCATCCCAATATAATAGTGAACCTTATTTCAATGATAAAAAACCACGTTTAGAACCCAACTATAGTTTTGACTTATGCCGTTTAGCTTGTTCTATATTTGATTATGTTATTGAAGATTTTGATGATATTAAAAATTTAAGTAAGTGTAGTGATCCGATTAAACGCTTAATTGTCGAATGGTGTTTAGACGACAAAGGTATAAATATGTTGTATAAAAATAATGGTGCAGATAGGTACCCAGATTTTAAATTATATAAAATGATAGCCAGATGTGTACATAATCATACCCCACAAGCACAATTGGAACGACCTGAATTCAATTCCTTTTCTAAATTTAAAGGTGAAATTCCAAATGATGTCATTGATATTGACGCAATACCTTCTTATATTTAGGTTTAGTTTTACACGTAGAAAATAATCATATAATTCTTATACTAATTATACTAAGGTTCACAAATGATTCATAATAATAAATATATTTATATATTATGAATTCTTACGGTTTTATTATAACGCGACACGTAAATTCAGAAAAAACAAATAAATATTGGAATCATTGTGTTAAATGCTTACGAACTTTATATCCGTATAGAAAAATTGTTATTATCGATGATAATAGCAATCCAGATTTTTTGAAAGCAGAATTTAATTATAAAAATATTGAAATTATAAATTCTGAATTTAAAGGTAGAGGTGAATTATTACCCTATTATTATTATTTAAAAACTAAATTTTTTGATAATGCAATAATAATCCACGATAGTATATTTTTTCATAAACGGATTAATTTTGATACATTATTAGGAAACAAAGTATTACCATTATGGTTTTTTTATCCAGATAAGGAGAATATTGATAATACTATACGCATTTCCAGAAGTCTAAAAAATTCGTTTAATATACAGAATAAGGTTGCCTTGAACGATTTAGTTATAGGTATGAACCATAATAAATGGTTTGGATGTTTTGGTGTACAAAGTTTTATAAACCACGATTTTTTAACATTAATTCAAAAAAAATATAATATTACTAATATGATTTCTACTGTAACTTGTAGATTAGATAGATGTTGTTTAGAGAGAATATTAGGATGTATATTTTATACAGAAAGTCCTGAAATTATCGGCAAGAAATCATTATTAGGAAATATTATGAAATATCATAGATGGGGGTATACATATGATGAATATGAAAATGATTTTAAAACAAATAAAGTACCCAAAGTTGTAGTTAAAGTTTGGACTGGTCGTTAAAATCCAGGGTTATCTGTAAAAACAGGCGTGTTAATAATAGTACCACTACCATTTTGAATTACCGGTTTTAGTTGTTCTAAAATAAAATAACCAGCAACTACACTTAAATAAACTAAAAGTGCATCTCTAATGAGTAATTTTAAAGGTTTACTTTCTTTATCAATAAATCTCATTTCTATAAATTTAATAACAAGAAAAACTATGGCAATAATTAGTGCAATCATAAATATATTTACCATTTAAATTACTTAATCATATTCTTATAACAGATTTAACGCAACTATTCTAAAATTTCAATATCATCAATAATCAAATCAGGAAGTAAATCTATTTTAGGTTCATCAATATTGTGAACATCTATAGAATCTAATTCAAAAGAATTTTCTGAAATTTTTATTCTATTTTCTCCTTCTGATTCCATTCTTCTTTGATGTGCTCTCATTTCACTAATTTCCTCTAATCGTTCAATTGATTTTGGTGCAGTTATTGACGTCATTTGACCATCCACATTTGAAACATAATCTATGTCATTAAAGCTTAGTTTTACATTTTCACTTGATTTCTGTTCCGATACACTACCATTATCACTATTATTTGTTAAGGTACTATTATTGTTATTTTGTAAATCGTTATTTTTAACTGGTTCATCTATAATTTCTTCTTTTATTTCCTCTACTACATCTTCTTCCACAGTTTCGTCCATATAAGCCTTTAAAATCGCTTCTACTGGGATACTCTCTCTTAATGTGTTTAATATACATTCTTGTACAATAATTTCTAACTCTCGATTATGCTTTTGAATTTGAAGTGGAGATATATTGATTTCAAATAAATATACATTTTTATAAATCTTTCTTGCAACATTAATATAAGCTTTATGAATAAAATCATCTAATTTTGGCACATTCACATCTATTTTTTTTTGTTTTTGTCCAACCCGCATTGTTGTCAAAATTTTTAATTGTATTATATGTACACAAGTAACTAAATCTTCTAAATAATTACAACCAGATTTTTCACAAATTCTTTTTCGTTCAACTTCAATAATGGTTGCATTCCATTTTGGTATCCTTGAAATAAAATTTTGGAATGTCATTAAATATTTATCCATCTCTCCATTTTCTTTGCATAATTTTATAGCTTCCTCTAAAATAGATTTATAACCATCAATTATCAAAGGAGTTAGTATAGTTACTAATCTTGCAGACCATTCATTACGAGACTCGTGTAGTGAACTAACATTAAAATCATCCATTTACATAAAACTTATATTTTCTAAAGACATTTCTGAACTCAAAAAGATAAAATTTACAATAAATAACATTAATATTTTTTCATTTCTAAATTCTTTTCTTACTCTGTTAAAACATAATAACAACTCAAACCGTTTTTCTTGTGTTATGGTTGCCTCCAAAAACTTGGGGTTTTCTAAAAGATTTAATATATCTAAACCACTATATCCCTTTTCATATAACTTTGCACATAAATTCATAAGGGTCTCTAAATTATTTTTTTTGTTTATACTACGTAATAGTTCCTTTTTTAACCATTCTAATCTAGTAATTTTTATTTCTTTCATTTTAAATACTTCATTTAAATTATATTTGTATAAATTAATTATGTTGCCGTTTACAATCGGTTCAGGAACATATATTTCACAAAAACGTGATAATATCGGTTTCATTAAATTATATTTATCTTCTGCAATGATAAAAAATCGTGTATTGTGACTAAATAACTCAATACATCTTCGCAATGCTGATTGAGCATCCATTGTTAATTTATCTGCATTTAATAGAACTATACTTTTAAAAATATTTCCACCATTTGAATTAATATGTGTTTTTGCAAAGAATTTAAGTTCTTCTCTTATGAATTTAATACCTTTTCCGTGTGAGCAATTTACATACATCACAAAATTTTTTATTCTATCTCTTTCGTTATTATATATTTTGTGAATAAATTCGTGTACAATAGTTCTTTTACCACTACCAGATGGCCCGTGAAAAATAATATTTG